CAATCACACAAATGCTCGTATTCTCCAGTTGTGTAAACATTTTTATTTTTAATTTTATTTTTCTTTTTAACTTTCTTTGGTTCGCTAATGTTTAACCACTTCTTGAAAGGGTGCAGGTTCTCAGGATCTATGAGATACCACGTTTTTCTTGCAACATCCCATCGAGCACCAAGAGCTTTTGCTTTATCTTTTTCTTCGTAACTAACTTTTAAATCTATTCTCATATTGTCTTACCCACGGACTATCAACCAGAGGACTTTCTGATAACCACAAAGATTATTCACTTCATCTTTGCTAATGCTCTCGTTTATCTAGCTTACAAGTTACCTTGTTCAGTTTTTCACTACCCCGAAAAGATCTAGTCTCTAGGAGATACCTGCCTGATTCAGCACGTTTATCTGAGTCTGTCGCATTCACATTCTCAAGGGTCTGGTTGTCTAACCCCGATCAGCGTTGCGTACAAAACAAAAAAGCCGTTTAAAACTGTACCTTGGTGCAAACCAACAGGTTCCCCTATTGGCAAGATACAGACTTAAACGGCTTCAACTTATTGCTTTGCACGGCAACAGTTCGGATTATATCGACTTTAGAGCCCTTCTTAACTCCATCATTCTTTTTTTTACATCTTCAGGCATGGGCGCAGCGTTCTTGGTGTCGTTTTCTAGCTTATCTAGGACTGGATCTCTATAGTGAATATTGATCGTCACAGGGCTAGGAATCTCTGCTCCATCCCATCTTTCTTGGTTGATGTAGACCAAAGGAGCAGGAATAAAATCGCCGTTGCTTTTTTTCCACATATCTGTTGTTTTCATCCAGGTCAGATGCGCGTGAATCTGTTTCCATTGTTTGTCTAAAGCCTTCTTTTTCCATCTCTCTAGACACTTGGACTTACTGGCTTTTCGAGGAGAAGATGGCCAGAGAGCCCAAAACAAGTCAAAGCAGTTATCGTTTTCGTTCATAAGTAGCCTTTGCATGGTTCCAATAATCAATGTAAATCTTACGTTTCCTTCTTTGCTCTTCCGAATTCCACCAAGCCCAACTCTCAAAGTAGTTCTTCTTGGATTCGTACTCTACATTCCATTGTTTGTACTTAAAGTTCAAATCAGCACAGATATCTCTGTACTCATTTTCAGTAATTTTCATCAGACAAGATCCAGTAAAGAAAAAAAAGGGTGATCACAAAAGCAATTAATGCAGTTGCGAACACCAGCAATGTGAAATAAATAATCACTTGTCTTTATGGATAGGAGGAGGAACAAACCACTCAGGGCGTAGCTCTCTCAATTGATACAAGCGCAATTCTGGAATCTTTCCAGTTTTTGCCCACTTGTAAACGGCTGGAGGCTTTATCTTCAGTATTTGGCTGATTTGATAAAGTGTGGCTTTGGTTTTTAAGGTTTCAATGTTCATTCGGTTATAATAACTAAAAACCAATGAAATGTAAATAACCTAGTAAACTTTAGGGGAATAAGTTTAACTTGTTGACAATGTTTATTTAACTTTGATAGACTAACCTTACTTTAACAAAGGAGCTGATATGAAAGAAGTTGATTTTAAATCTTTGCAAGTTGAAGGTATTAACTACTCAGATTATCCTGATTTTTGTGATGCTTACATTTCTGGTGGTTATTTTGTAGATGGTGAACCCCTTGATGATGAAGCGATTGAAAAGTTAAATCAAGATAACGATGTTATTTACAGTGCGGTTGAGAAATACATTTACTAAGGATTTGATATGTTATTCAAAGCAGTAGCAAAGTATTTCCCTCCAGGCGCGATTCATTCAAAGCCTGTAGGGTTTGGTATGGGTGAGACATGGTTAACCGCTCTAATGGCTTGTGTAGAGGATTTAGACTATGTTGAAGAAGGTAAGCAGGAAGAGAAAGACAAGTATTGTGAGATTATCATTAATCTACACGATGAAGTAGCAAGAATTCCATTAAGTTGGTTAAGGAACTAAAAATGACTTTAAATGAATTGATTGAAATTGAAAGAGCGATGGTTAAGTTTCGTGATGCAGTGATCTTTAAATGCGACAAGATTCACTTGGTTAACGAAGAGATGTGTGAACTATCTCGGTGCATAGGGGCATTGCGTTATTCCAATGAAAAGATCTCTAAGTCTGTGGAGGTGAAAATTGACCCCGTATAAACTCGACAAAGTGTCAATTGGTAAACATTACACTCTTCCTAATCAACGAATTGATTTCACTTATGACGAGGAATTGATTCAAGATTTGTTGTTAAACAATCGCAGGGGTTTCAATATGGAAATGATTGCAACCCTGATTTACATTGTTTTGTTTTTTGCGTTAATCGTTGCATTTGTACTAAAGGATTGAAATGAGCATGTCAAAGAATTTTGTAGATTCCTACAAGGAGCACTCTCAATTTATTGAGTACTGTGGTCACTGTATGAATCCACGCGGTTATAAAAAAGAATGCTGCGAACATAAACTCTTTATTGAGTTTAATATGTTCTCAGATAAAGATCAACTAAGAATTATTGAACAAGAATATGCCAAGGCATTTGGAGAGAAACTGTGATTAAAGACTTACTTAAACTCAATGTTAATGAACATACAGAAAAGAAGGGTAACCTTACTTATCTATCATGGGCATGGGCATGGGATTTGGCACTTAAAGCAGACGAACAAGCGACATATAAAGTCGAGATGTTCGGGGATAAGTGCTACATGGATATTAACGGCACTGCGATGGTGTTTGTCACTGTCACCATTTTTGGTAAACCAATGACCTGCCAGCTCCCCGTGATGGACTTTAGAAACAAAGCCATTACTAACCCCGATGCCTTTGCGGTTAACACTGCAATCATGCGTTGTATGACCAAAGCGCTGTCCCTTCATGGCCTTGGCTTATACATTTACTCAGGCGAGGATCTGCCAGAGGAAGCGGTAACCAAGATCAAGCCTACCGATGGCGCTTTAGTAACTGAAAAACAAAAATCAATGTTGCATGATGTGGCCACTTCAATCAGGGACCATTTCGAGCAGGGGGACATCATAGGTGCAGTCGAAGAGGTGATGACTGTTACCGATGTAGAAGAGAAGACGTATCTCTGGAGTCTATTGGATTCTAAAATTCGTTCAGCAATCAAAAATCAACTTAAGGAATCAAAATGACTCAGTACGACAACACCAACTCAGGCACATTGTTTAAAAACGATAAAAAACAAAAGGATACTGACCCTGCTTACAAAGGCCAAATCAACGTTGAAGGCAAAGAATACTGGATGTCTTCATGGGTAAGGACTAGTAAGCAGGGCGCAAGCTTTATGAGTATTAAATTAACTCCTAAAGACCGCCAAAGCAGTGAGCCAACCCGTAAAGCTGCCGATCTTCCCGATGACGATTTACCCTTTTAAGGATTAATATGAAACCCAAATCAATGGCCGTATTGGATATGTGCATAGAAAATGGAATCGAATCTGGATGGAGGGCTTCACATAAGTATGACGAAGACCCTCCTGAAACAAGAATTAAAGAAGCCATCAGGGATGCTTTGACCTATCAATTTTATGAATGGTTTGACTTTGAAGGCAAAAATAATGACTGACGAAGAAATCATAAAGATGGCTAATCAAGCAAAGTTACCTCACGACTATGTTCGAGGTAAGCCAATGTGGTTAGATAAACTAGAAGAGTTTGCTAAGTTGGTAGCAGAAAAAGAACGTGAGGCGTGTGCTGAAATTTGTGATGGTTTTTACTTATCATGGATAGACATACAAGGTAGATATGAATTCATGGGTGAAGGAGCAAGCGAATGTGCTGGTGCAATCCGAGCAAGGGGACAAGAATGATTAATGAACTACCAACTGCATTTCCTTGGATGCATAAAGACATTACTTGTACAGGTATGACATTGCGTGACTACTTTGCGGCAAAGGCTATGCAAGCAATTATTGGCAGAGAAGACAATAGATTTACAACAACTCTTGAGTTTGTGGGTGGTAAGGCTTATCAATATGCAGATGCAATGATAAAAGAAAGGGGACAAGAATGACTGAAGAAGATGAAGAATTTGAACGTATTGCAAAGAAAAGACAATATTTAATTGATTACATCATGGAACCTCCATTGGTTTCTAAACAAAAAGAATGGGTGGGATTGACAAAAGATGATCGAGTTCTCATAAAGCATGATGCAAATTTCAATCAATTTATGACGGCAGGTGAATATGCAGATAGGGTTCAACAATTAACTGAAGCAAGATTAAAGGATTTAAACACATGACCGATGAAATTGATCCTACAAAAGCAATAGATTTTATTGCTAGAGAATCTAAAAACTATGCCCAGGCTTATTCCGATGCAAACCATCTTGAAAGATTCTTAAAAACCATTAAATCCCAGTTAATGAATGAAGAATCAGGAACCTTGGGGGCTAAAGAAGCTTATGCCTACTCTCATCCTAAGTACATAGAGATGCTAGATGCCCTTAAAACGGCCGAGAATCAACGCGAGCACCTCAAATATATGTTGGATGCTGCCAAGCTAAAGATTGAGGTTTGGAAAGTTTTAGAGTACAACAGACGGGTCGAAATAAAAAACCAAATGTAATGCACTCTAAAAACAAAAAAGCCATGACTGCTCTTGAAAGAAAGCATGTTGGCAGAATCAAGGAGATGGCCTGTATTGTCTGTGAGCAATCGGGTCCATCTGAAGCGCATGAAATCGACCAAGGCGAATGGTTTACTAGCCTACCTTTATGTGCTGATTGTCATCGGGGGTCAATCAATGGTATCCACGGCCAAAAGAGAATGTGGAATATTCATAAACTTGATGAACTAAAAGCGTTAAACTTAACCCTTCAGAAAATATTTGAGGAGCTATAAATGGATCCAGTAGGCGAATTCCTGTTAACCATGCTGCATGGCGTCACCAACGCTCATTTACTACACTGGCAAGAGAAAAATGGGTTCAAGCACCGCGTATTGGGCAAGTTCTATGAAATACTATCTGACCAGGTTGACGAACTAGCAGAAGCAATCATGGGAGGTTATGACATGGTTCCTAAGTTCCCTCAAACCTATTTCCATCCAGCAAGCACTGGCGAAGAAGAAGTGATGGCATTGAAGCAATACGTTGAAGAAAACAGAAATAAGCTTCCACAAGACTCTGCAATACAAACCTTGGTTGATGGAATTCAAACCCAAATTGACCGCACTCTTTATTTGATTAGGAAAGATTAAAAAAAATCACTTTAATTTTAAGTGTGTGAATTTTTGAGGGAGGGGTAAAAATTAAGGGTGGGGTGTCTGTGATTTTTACCAGTTGCTATAAAAATAAGCAAAGTGAACACTGACTAACCATCAAAGTGTGTAAGTACTCACTCACTTAACCCCCCCGAATAACCCAAAAGTAGTAAAAAACCCGTAGAATCGGTTTAAATCGATTTAAATTAATGCAAGTATATAGATATCAAAAACCCAAAAAAACGGCTCAAATAGCCTAAAAATGCCCTTAAACACGGGTTTACTATTGCATCAAATAAGCATAAAAATATAGACCAAAAAAAACCCGCATTAAGCGGGTATAAAGGGGGAAAATTTAATTATTCAAAATTGTCGAGTAAAACCCAAAATTCGCCAATAGTGCAAACATGCACGCGATTAGTTCCACGCATTGGGTGGCAATACACTAAACCCTTATAAACGTTTTCTACAATCATTAATCCGTTTTCACGGGTAACAATAACCCCAATATTACCGCGTTTAATCATAATGGACCTCTCATAGAATTTTCAGTGTCAATATATTCTTGAGCTTCAATATAGGGAATATGTAGCTCAAAATCAATGAATCGATCTTTTAGATCTTTTGTTGAAAATGTCGCAAAATAATCGCATAGTAAAAATTCTAGATTTTGCTTGTAATTAATTTCGGCCTGGACAATTTCGGCAATTAGTTCGCTGCGTGATAATGCATCAATATTAAACATATTAAACCCTTTCAATTGAAATAACCCGTTTTTTATGACCTAATGCATGATCCGCGATAACGATATCTTTAGCATTTTTACTAGTACCCGCGCAAAGCATACAATTCTCACACGTTGTTTTTTTCCCGCTTTCGGCGCTGGCGGGACATGCAGCTTCCCCCGCTTGCTTGTCAACACCTACTGAAACCCTAAAAACCCTCATGCCATACAGGTTAGCCTTGGCGGCTTCTTCAATAGTATCGGCGCTGGCCATTACTAATGGGGCCCAAGCACTATGGTCAAATTTTGCATTTTCCCATTGATGCGAATAGCCTACATGATCCGCTGTGAATTGTGTTAACTGTTGCCATATTTTTACGGGCGCTGCTGCACCATCACCATAGGTCCCAATACGCAACTTTAAACCTGTTAAATAGTGTGCTACCTCATTGGGAGAAGCTTTAACATATCGGCCACGTTTATACGCGTTATATACTTGTAAAACCGATCGACCTACATTTACATAACAGGGAGGTGCGCCAGTATAAGCGGCCAAGCTTGGCCTATGAATACAGTGGCCGCATATCGATGCATCGTCACCCGTTTTAAGCGCTTCAACGGGATTAATATCCGATCGGATAATAAAGCTTTGCACCAATGCGCCCGTTTTTGTGTTTTTTGATGCGGCTTTAATTTTATTGATTATGATTACAATTGGAGATCCATCAAGTAATGAAGGACCCTCGTATACTATATAACCCAATGGTTTAAATTTTTTATTCATTTTCATTTTTAATCCCCTTTACTTTAATAAAATTGTTTTTAGTTGTTGAATCGTTTTTCCCGTTAATTGAGCCAATTGTGCAAGTGTTAAATTCAAATGCCGATCATAATATTTTCTTATTTGATCATCATTCATTTGATCTACTCTATATTCATTAATCATTTGAAACCCTTTAAACGTTAAAAGACAAAAAATAACCAATCACTATGCACAATAGGATAGTTACTAACCATTCGATTACTGTATTCATTGTTTAACCCCTTTAAATGTCTAGAGTCAACGCGCCCTAGTGCTAAGTAATATAACGACTATACAACAAAAAGAACATAAGTATAAACCCTAATATATAAATAATTAAATTAATCGGTTTAACATTATCGATAGAATTTAACTATTAAACCCTAGTCTAATTTTGAATATGAACTATTCAAGTAAAATGTAAACCATTATCATATAGTGAAATCATATATATAACCCTTGTAACAGTTGAAAGCTTGTAAGTAATGCAGCAACACCATGCATGGGGCGCAACACTTTAAACCCTCGAAAACATACAAACCCCCCGTAAAGTATAGGGAAACACTAGGGACAGATACAGTAGACAATGGCCTCATGGCCCGAACTATTCGGTCCATTATTATTAAACTTAAAACCTAAAAGAGATTGGACCCCCCCATCACACCCAAATTCTATCCCCCCCCCAGGCGTTTTTCAGAGGAGAAAAGGGGGGAGGGGGGTACTGCTGGAACCAGGAGAAAGGAGGGGGGCCCACTCCCCCGTTCCCAAAATTTCTACAAAAAGTTTCAGTTTAATAAACCGATAAATACGTTATACTGGCATCTACAGGAAAAGGAGACTAGTAATGGAATGGACGTTAACGCACCCTATGGAGGTTAAGGAAGTACTAGATACGTTTGAGCCTATCTACCAGAATGATAGTAGTGTGGGGTATGACAGGGGTTTTGCGGAGAAGACGTATACAGTGGCAGCGACTGTACAGTTGTTTGACAGGAGTAAGGAGTTTATGGCTCACTGTCGGATTGATGGGAAGATGGTGGGGTTTTGTTGGTTTGATCGATTTGGGTATGCACCCTATTCAACCAAAGAAATATGTAATTCTAAGTTTCACCATGTTGATTTGTCCTTACCGACTAGGACGAGGTATAGAATAATTAACCAAATGATTGACCAACAATTGTTATGGGCTTATCATTACGGCATACCGATAGTCTGTTCTACGAGTGTGAGGGGGGATTATCAGGGTTTTATGAGGATTCATGCAAAGAGGGGTTTTACAGTGCATGGGTCTTTTGCGTATATGGATGTGAAGGAATGGTATGAAAACCAAGGACGCACAGATAGCAATTGAATTGGCAACGGGTAAGAGGATGCCTAAAGCGAAGTCGGTGGTTAACAATGTAACGGAGTATGGTGCGTTGTTTAACCGATTGAATGCTGAGAGGGCTGAAAAAGGGTTGCCGCCTTTAAAGACTGCGATGGAAGTATTGATTGATGCGATGCAGTCTGATGAGTTGGATATGAAGGATAAGGCTAGAATTGCTGACAAGCTTGCTCCTTTTGAGTCTTCCCGTGCGCCTATCATATCGATAGAGCATGTACAGAATATTCAAAAGGAAGATGAGATCGATGCTGAAGAAGCATTGGATAATTTCCTAGAGTCTTTAAAGAAGGTTTAAAATGCCATTAATCAAATCAAAGAGTAAAAAAGCTTTTGGTGAGAATATCGCTAAAGAGCGTGAGGCTGGTAAGGGTGAAAAGCAAGCGGTTGCTATTGCTTATGCCGTGAAGAGAGATGCTGAACACAAACGCAAATCCAAGAAGGATAAGAAATGAGTAATTACACATCTGGGAACAAAGCTCCCACATTGATGAAGCAAGCTCCTAATCGCAAGGGTAACCACGATTTGACTGCTCCTTCCCATGATACTGGAGTGACCGCAGTAACCAATAAGAATGGTTCTACGATGTATCCTCCTGGTTGCCAAGGTGCTCCAAAGGTTGGACCTCATGGTGGTAAGACTGCTGGTGTTACTGCTGGTAGAAAGCAACCTGTTATGATGAGCCGTCCTAAAGAGTTGTATGATGGCAAGATTAAAAACGATGGTTATATTGCCAAAGACGGCAAGTCTTGGTTAAAGTGAGGCTAATATGTCTGGATACGGAAAAGTGATTAGTGGTGGGGTCGCGATGCGTAAGGGCCTTACCAAAGAGATCAACGATAAACTCGAGGGTCTTGCTGAAAACAGAGCTAGAGGCAAAAAGATCGCTACTGCGGTCAATGATGCTTACAAAGTGAAGACTTTGTCCACACAACACACGGACAATGTTAAACAACGCGGTAAATTTGAAAAACCAAGCGTTCCCAAAAACGTATAACTAGGAATTGAAATGGCTACTTATGATGTTGATGCCTTAAAGGCTGATTTACCTACGGCTAAAGATTTAGCACAGTTTGTCTACGATAAAACCCAGATTGCTTTGGACCTCATTGGTAAACCCAAAGAGGAACAGTATCTGGTCGCTAAGAATGCTTTAGAAGGCAAAAAAATTCCGTCTGAATACCAAACAGATGAGAATCCTTACGTTGACAGAAAGGAATTGATTCCTGTTGACGAAATGAAAGAAATCCCACCCCGTAGTCCTGATCTACCCCCTGAGACATCTAGGGTGCATTTCTTTGGTGCTACCAACATGCCCCATCCTCTAGATCCACAGTCTGATCGTAAAGTTATGATCAACTTTTGGAAATACGATAACGGCATGATTACTTATCAGATTTCTGGTCCTGTTGAACAAATTGCTATTGGTTCTAGGATCAATAAGTTTGGCCAGACTCAGCCTGAGAAGTATTCTTGGATTGATCCCCGTACAGAAGAGATGGTTCTCCGTAGACAAGATGGATCCTTTACTGAAAAGGGTAGAGGTATTTATTCTTTCTGTATTGGAGAAAAGGGTGCTGGTATTTGGTCGTTGATCGACAAAGATATTATTTCTTTTGCTGAAAAGAATATTGCTAATCCTTGGGCTTAAATGGAAAACTATTCAGAAGTCTTTAGGGACAAACTTCATAACCAAACTGAAGTTTGTGCAAGAAAAAGCCTTGAGATTTTAGAAAAGAATCTTAGAGGAACCCAAACCCTAAAGCCTGAAGAGATTTACTATTTGGCTAGTGCAGCAGAAATACTATTAGATTTGTGCGACAAGTATGGCAAAAAGTGAAGCAAGTGATTATGTATTGCCTATATACAAATCAAGGGCACTTAAATATTTGGTGAAATTGTCAGGTGGTAAGAAAGCCACCAAGTTAATGAGCAAAGAACAACTGGCAAGCATGAAAATTGCCAGAGACAAAATTGCTTATGACATGATGTTTGACCAACTTAAATGGTTCAAACCCTTTGATTACCAAAAACGTTTCTTTGAAACAGGAACCAAATTCACCCGTAGGGGCATGATCGCTGCCAATCGCTCTGGTAAAACCATTGCGAGTACCTATGAAGCAGCCTACCATTTGACTGGAGAGTATCCAAAATGGTGGAAAGGCAAAGTCTTTGATGAACCGATCATCGTTATGTGTTCGGGTGAATCTTGGGAACAAGTTGCAAAAACGCTACAGTCCAAATTGCTGGGTTGCGATGATATCAAGCAAGCGTATAAATTGGGTTCTGGGGCTATTCCACGGGCAAAGATTGATCCTAAATCGATAAGATCGGATGGAGCCAATGTCCTGGCAATGGAAGTGTGGCATAAATCGGGTGGTAAATCAAAGTTATATTTTTCTAACTACACCCAAGAAACTAGGCATTTGCAGGGCTATGAACTCGATCTTGTTGTACTTGACGAACAACCTCCTGATGACACATTCTCTGAGCTTGTCGTGCGTACTGCTGCCCGAAATGGACAGGTCATATGTTCGTTTACTCCGCTTAAAGGACTTACAGGACTTGTACGAAAGTTCTGGGACCAAGTAGAGGGATACTGCCATGTTCGGGTGACTTGGGACGATGTTCCTTATGTCAACGAATGGGACGAACCATTCTTTACCAAAGAAGAACGGGAGCAGTTGTCGAGGGACTTTATGCCTTGGGAACGGGACTGCCGTATGAAAGGTATCCCATTGGTCGGTCAGGGCGTGGTATTTCCGATTCTGGATTGGCCTACTTACAAGAGTACGGATATTGATCTTAGGGACAATGAAAAGCTTGAGCGATTGATTAGTTTTGACTTAGGAATTAAGAATGACCCGACAGTTATCAGTTTCTTTTTCCGTGATCCAGTTGAAGAGATTATTTACTTACAAAGGCAAATTAAAATCCCTGCTGGGGAAACGCCTGATGAATACGTTCACTACTTGCTTGATCGGGAATCCAAAGGTGTGCCGATTGCGCTACCGCATGATGCCGCCACGGCTGGTCGATACACGCTTACGGAACAAAGCGTTCGAGAGGTTTTTGAAGATAATTATGGGTTGAATTGCATTCCAGGTGCTATTTTGAACCCTGTAAATGATCAAGGAAAAGTAACTAACCACAAAGCCTATGGAATCAATATAATGCGAATGGGGTTTGAGCGTAAAACCTTTATGATTAATGAAAATTGTAAAGCGTTTCTGGATGAATGCAGAAACTACGCTATTGACTCTCAAGGACGATTTAGTGATCCTGATGACCATATCGATTCCGCAAGGATTGGTATTCTTGCTTTAATTCAGGGTCACGGAGAGTCGGTTGTCAGCAGAGCCAACAATTTCGAAATGAGGCGGTTCACACCCATTGAGGGCAAGGTCCAAAGGATTTAACATGTTAGACAAACAAAACGTAGTCGTTATCAATATCGCTTCCGAGTCTGGTCATCGGGGCATCGTAGAGCAAGTAGCCCATGAAGTCTACGTCAAAATGGTTGACTACCTGCGTCTGACTCAATCCAAGAATACCTATAACCGATTCACTGATTACCACTATTTACAAATTCCTGTATCCAACTCTACCGAACCCGTTCGTGGAATTGACTATATTGCTCCTATCGTTACGCCTGCTATTGACTATGCTACGGCAGTCATTACTAAATGCTTGATGCCTGATGGTGAGGTTAACTTTGAATTCGGTCGCTTTAGTGAAGCCGATGCCAAAGCCTGTTCACAATCAACGGACATGGTGAAATACTTTATCAACGATAAAAACGATCCATACGCCATTATTCGTGATTGGGCTCAAGACGCATTGCTCCATAAAAACGGCATTGTAATGGTCATGCCTATTCGTGAACCCATCACAATGTACAAGGAAGTTGAAGGAACCAAGGATCAATTGAGATCTTTTGAAATTACTTTGGCTGACAAGGGGCTTACATACAAGCGTCAAAACATGAGAAAGATTGACGTTGACCTGCAAGGCGCGATGCAGGAAATGATGAATCCTCAACAAGAGGAAGAAGGCGAAGAGGCTGAATCTCAATCAGAAGAGATGAATGAAGCCCTTAAGAATAATTATATTTACAGAGCAAAGTATAAGCTGACGGGTTACTCTACCAACATCAAAATCAAACACGTTGCCCAACATTACTTTGTTTGCAACCCAACAGTCCCCAAGATTGCTGACCAAGATTTCATTGGTTTCTATGACCCAATGACCATCCATGAAGCCAAGGTTTTGTATCCTTTTATTGACCTTGAACAGTTTGCCGACCACGCTGCCTATGGTCCTGCTGGAGCCTATCAAGCAGGTGCACTAGAAAACGATCTAGCCTTACACGCGCGTGATTCAACCCCAGTGCCTGGCCAAGGCGTGATCGCTTCTCAGGGTGCTGATCGCTATTCTAGAGTTGTGATGTTGACCACCGCATGGGTGAGAAAAGACATCGACAATGACGGGGAAGAAGAGATCATTGAGGTATGTTACTCAGGGTCATACATTATTTACGCCAAGGAAGTTGACTTTATTCCTTTGGCTAACATGAATCCTAAACCTCTTGTGGGTAACTTTTTTGGTTACTCATTGGGTGAGCGTATGGTTCCTTTGCAGGAATACGCTACATCTATTCGTAGAGCTGAATTAGCTTTTGCGTTACAAGCAAGCACACCAAGGATCGGTGTTAATCCAGAGTTTTTGGATGCCGAAGAAGTTCAACGTGGCGTGTCGGCCATGTTTATCTTGGATCGCAAGTTTGATCCTAATAAACACGTTTTTGAATTCGCACCACTACAAGGTAATCTTGCTTACGTTCAATCGGCAATGGAGCGATTTGACACTGAGAAGATGGCTTTGATTGGCATGACTTCACCTGGCGATACGTTAAATCCAGAAGTTATGAAGGATGGTAATAGCGGATTTAAATTACAAACTGCTATGGGTCCAAATCAATTGATCCAAGATGAGATGGTGAAGAACTGCGCGATTGGATTGAAGGATGTTATTTATTTGGTTTGGAAGACCATGATTCAATATGCTGATGATTACAACATCCAGCAATTGGCTCACATTTGTTCTGAGGATGCAGGTGGATTCTTGGATGCCCAAGCCGTTGAAAGCTACCAATTTATCGACCGAAAGATGATTAATTTGGATCTAGCGATGGGATTTATGAGTGAAGAAAACCGATTGACTAGACAACAATTAATTACGGCTGCTCAACAACAATTTGGCCAAGCCATGATGCAAGTACCCTTAGAGTTACCTGAGATGTTCATTAAGCTTAGATTGCCTTATGAGGAAACGTTGCGTACTTTGGGCATTAAGCATTTAGACCAATATTTGCCTACCTTGGAAGAATGGTCAAAAATCATGCAATCCAAAGCCAAGATGCCACCTTCTCCACAAGACCAAGTTGAAGCATCTAAGGCTGAAATGAACAAAGCCAAAACCCAAGAGATTGGCATGAATACTCAGTTTATTAAGAAGAAGACTGAGGACATCGATACTGACAACATGTTCGAAGCGTTGGCAGCGTCAAGGGATAAATTAAGGGCAGTCCAAGTTGATTAAAGGAAGTAAATGAAAAGTCTACTAGAAAATGTCACGGGTTACTTTAATAAGCGAACCAAATATTCAGATGCCAAAAGCACAAACCCTGAAAAACAAATCCAGTTTTTGGAAAACGGGGAATGTGCAACTAGGCTTTTAAAAAACACTGATTTTGCGTTGATGTTTAATCTATACAGATTCAATCTGTTAGAAAGAATAGAAGATTCAAAAACAGATGACGAAAGGATAACTAACTCACATTACATGGCTGGTGCGAGGGATTTAATCGATTTCATTGAACTAACAGTATTTTTATCTAAAGGCGTTCAGTCTAAGATAGAAAAGAATTAACATTTATTAAAGAATAGGATAAACTTATGGTAGACGTAACCTCAACAGAGAACGGAACCCAACAAACTGGTGATCCAGTTGCAACCATAGCTGAGATGATTGCCGTCAACAGACGAAACAATCCTCAACCCAGTGGTTCCAACCCGCCACCAGGTGGACAAGAAGAGGAGAAATCCGAATCCCCACAGGCGCAACCTGAAGATGGAAGCGAACCTGAAGAAAGCGTGAGTGAGGCTGAAGAAGCAGTAAATGAAGAAGTGGCAGAAGAACCCTCCGAAGGAGATAGTTCGATTGTTAACTTCTTTGAATTTGCTGACGAGAATCCTGAATTGAAGTTCAAAATACCCAATAAGAACGCTGAAGGCGGTTTTGTTGAGTTAACTGCAAAGAAGGCTGCTACTCTTCTTGGTCAAACAAGTGCTTTGGATGAAAATTCTCGCAAACTGAAAGCCGAAAAGGCCGATTTTGAAGAGTATGAAGCGAAGCGTAGGGCTGAATTAGACGGATTGCAAATTGGTTTAGAGTTAACAATTGCTCCACAACTGCAAAGTGCAGCGGATGAGTTGGTAACCCTTCAACAATATAACCAGAAATGGGCGCAAATCCTGTCGGAAGCGACTACTCCTGCTCAACAAGCTGAAGCTCAGGCAGCGATTGCCCAAAATAAGCGGTTGATTGAAGAGAAGTCACAATTCATCCAGTCGAATCGTCCTAAAATTGAACAGTTTTATCAGCAAAGAACCGAGTACGTCAAGACCATTCTTGAACAACAAAGACAAAACTTCACTGATAAAGAATTGGCCAACAAAGCTAACTTTAACGAATTGCGTGAAAAGATAGCAAAGGATTGGAGAGGTGCAAATCTTGCAGCCATTCCTGGGATACCAAACATTGATTTGGTTTCTAGTGATGAGCAACTTTTAGCGTTGATACGGGATGGTTACAAGTTCCGTGAAGGCCCTAAAGTTAAAAATGCAGGTGGTTCATTGGCGGCAGCAGGTAAAGTAACTGCTAAAGGCAAAACAACCATGCCAGATCCAACTGAAGAACTTCAAAAGCGAGCTTCAAAAGGCGATAAGAATGCGACTAGGGATCTTTTAGCAACCATGCTTGCGTCAAACAAACAAAGACGTAAGTAACTTTAGGAGTATTTCTCATGTCAACAATTACATCAACCAGTCTTGGTAATGGTAATGGTTCTTATACAACCGATATCGTTGTCAAGGATATGGACTTAACAGTCTCTAACTACGTTAAAGATCGTACGCCTGTTACCAACATGGCTATGTCTAAAAAACGTAAAATCAATTCAACTTTGCACATTTGGCCAAATGACTATTTCCGTCAGCCTGGCTTGAATGCCAAATTAGAAGGCGCATCTGTTGATTCAACAACTGCTGCCTCTAACACACGTTCTAACTTGGGTAACTATTCACAGATTTTTACAACTGTGATTGGTGCTACAGGTACTGCCCGTGCCGTTGAGCAAGCTGGTGGCGATCCCCAAGCATATCAAGAAGTCAAGCAATTGACTGAGATCATGTTTGACGTTGAGTTGCAAATGGTTCGTGCCGATGGCGCATCTATCAAGTATGCTGGTCAAGCAGGTACACAACCTTCTGGTTCAACAACTGTTAACTCTGGCCGTAGATTCGGTTCATTGTTCTCATTTGCTGGTACACGTTCTGGCAATGATGCTGATGGCGTTTCTGTTCTTAACCTCGCTACCTCTGATAGCAATGACGTAACTAGCGGTATTGACACCAATACTCCTTTTAACGGCACATTGGCTAACGCTGGTTTAGGTTATTTCAGCTTCACCGCAAGTGCTTCTGGTGTTACTCTTCAGCAATTCAGCCCCTATTTGTACAAGCAACTAGTGACTACCGCTGAACAACGTTTCAACGCCAAAATCACTAATATGGTTGTTCCCACTTCAATGAGAACCCATATTTCTGACACCATTCCAACAAGCCGTTCTATCAACAGGTTCAATCCTGCTGACAAGGGCGATACTATTGGTACATACGAAGGTGACTTTAACTACACATACCAGATCGATGATGACTGGATTATGGACCAAACAGGTTCAGACAACACTTCTGTTTTGTTCTTGAATCCTGACGTAGTTCAGTGGGGCTCACTCCGTGAGCTTGGCCCAAATAACGAGGTGTTCTCAAACGCTGACGCTTCTTTGGACCAATACATCATGGAAGGTACATTGATTGTGCGTAACCCAGCAGGTGTTGCTGTTTTGGCTGCTATCAGCCCAACAGGTGCAGCAGTAACTGGTCCTCGCTCATCAAGCCAGGTCAAGCGTTATCTAGCCTAAGCTAGTTTCTGAAGGAGGTCCTCACGGGCCTTCTTTGGAAAGGAGCTAATGCATGGAAAAGTATGAAACAGATGAGATAAGCGAAGATTACTATTTAAAAGGTAATCTGGAAGCGGGTTTTGATGGTGTATTCCGTCAGAACAATAAACTGTTCAATGAAGTTAAGTCTGGTACTTGGTCGCAAACCTTTAATACACCCAATTTGGACTACAAAGTTGGGGCTATTGATGGCGAGCGATATGTCCAGTACACGCAACACAACGTAGAGGCAATTAAGGCTGACTGTAAACAAAAACGCGAATTTTACGCTATTCACGGGACAGACAATCCATTTTTTGCTGGAACGTTTCATGCAATGGAGTTGCCCAAGTGTTTTGCTCACGAAATCAGTTCCAAGTACTTTAATAATCGGCCTTGGGAACTGATAAAACGAGATAAAAAAGACAAGATTCTTTTCTATGCTATTGTGAACGAATACTATTCAGATTTTGTTTGTCACCCTAGCGGAAAGATACCACTCCCGTATAATCCAAGCATTCCGACACGTTAAGGATTTCAGATGTCTCAATTTATTCAATCTGCAAATACATTGGTTAGCAGAGTTGCATCATGGGTTGGGGCAATTCCTTCAAGTACGGCAATTAATGCTACGGCATATGCTTCTAGCACTGGAATCATTACAACTTCATCTTCTTTAATTGGAATTGTGAATGTTGGTGATTTCATTGGATTTGGATACCAATATCCTTATACAGTTGTTATTGCAATTTCTTCCACCACTGTTACTGTAGTGGATCCAGATGGAATTTGGTTGGGTGCTTCTTTACCCACACCTATTCTTAAGCTTCCCACACAATCGTCAATTGAAATACAAAATTGTATTCAAATGGCTGAATTGAAGATGAGGACAGTTGAATTGCCAGGACTAAGAACCAGTCCTTACGATCCTAATTACCCAACATTTTTGACAACTGATGCCAATGGAATGGCTCCTATTCCTGCGGACATGAATTGGCCTATTTTGTTTTTCCAAGAGACACCAAATTCTGATGTTTCACCAGGTAGCTTGGCTGCTGGATTTGGTCCTTGGATTATTTATGATCGCGTTGGTGATCGGGAGATTATTCGCAGACGAATGATTGATCAGTTGTATGTCAAACCATTTGGTGTGCCAAGGGTTATTAGGGCTTCATTTTCTGAAGTGGGTCCTAACTACGTTTTTACTCCAAATCCAGGAGCTAATGTTACTATTAAAGCGTATTATCAAAGAACTTTTCCGTTTTTGTTTAGTCCTACCACAGACACGAACAATCCTATTGTTCAAAACAATGCGGTTTTATCCACATTCCCTGAAGGTTATTTTTACGGAACTTTAGAAAGTTACTACGATAAAAATAAAAACACTACTGAAGCGGAAAAGTGGAGAGCAAGGCTTGACGAAGCATATGGATTGATTGAGGATCAAAACTTCAAGGATAAATGGCGTGGTGGAGATCAGCATCTCACCTCGGAATTTCAACCTAGAGATTATCGTTATAGTTTCAGATAGGAATCAATCATGGCAACAGGTGGCCTATATGGCAGTAGTTTAAATTCAATAGTAACAACTGTTGCGGGATCAGAGTCTACTGGTCTTTATGGCAACATCACTTATTATGGTGGGACTTACTTTGAATGGTTTATTTTCCAACAATCTGCTACTCAACCTGCGACTCCTACAGGCGGTTCTTGGAATTTTCAAACAAACGTAGGTGTACCCCCTACAGGATGGTCTTCAACGCCTCCAACGACTCCTACGCAAATTGTATGGGCATCTATTGCTATTGTTAGTTCATTGGCTGGATCTACAATTACTTGGAGTTCTCCGTCTGCTTGGATTCAAATGGGTTTGTCAGGTTATAGTGGTTATTCGGGTATATCTGGGTACTCTGGTTATTCTGGAATTTCAGGTTTTTCGGGATATTCTGGAATCAGTGGTTTTTCAGGAATAAGCGGATATTCAGGTTCTGGTGTTTCAGGGTATTCGGGTTATTCGGGTTCTGGCATATCAGGATTTAGTGGTTATTCTGGAATTTCAGGATTTAGTGGCGCATCAGGAATTTCGGGGTTTTCTGGAATTTCTGGTTATAGTGGAATAAGCGGTTATTCTGGTTCTGGTATATCTGGTTATTCGGGTTATTCGGGAAGCGGTGTATCAGGTTATTCGGGATATTCTGGTAGCGGTATTTCTGGTTACTCTGGTTATTCAGGTATAAGTGGTTATTCTGGATATAGTGGGATAAGCGGATATTCTGGGTCGGGTATTAGTGGTTATTCTGGCTATTCAGGTTACTCAGGTATTTCTGGTTACAGTGGCACAAATGGTTCTGGATCAGGTTCAGTAACATCTGTTGCAATGACTGTTCCTACATTCATGTCGGTAACGGGTTCTCCTATTACGACAAGTGGAACTTTAGCTTTATCTGCAACAACATCTGGCGCAAATTCTATTGTTTTGAGAGATGCAAACCAAAACATCAGCGCAAATTCTATTACTGAAGGTTTTAGTAATGTTGCTGCCACAGGAACAACAACAGTTCTTACAGTTGGATCTGCTCCTAATTTTGTAGTTACAGGTTCTGGTGGACAAACTTATAAACTGCCTGATGCTACTACTTTGGCAAATGGCGTAAATTACACATTCAATAACAATCAAAGTTCAGGCACTATTGTTGTTACAAACAATTCTGGAACAACAATTTCTACTATTCAGTCTGGTGGATTTGTAGAAGTTATTTTGTTGTCTAATGCAACCTCTGTAGGTTCTTGGGATGTACACAACTTTGCGCCATCGAATGTATCCTGGTCAACCAATACATTAGATTACGCAGGATCAATTACATCTGCGACTTGGAATGGTGCAACTATTGCAACCAATAGAGGCGGTACTGGACTATCAACATACACCGCAGGTGATTTGCCTTACTATGCGTCTGGTACAGCATTATCCAAATTGGGGATAGGTTCTAGTGGTCAAATTCTTACTTCAACTGGTTCTGCACCGCAATGGTCAACATTGTCAGGCGTTGCAGTCACTTCATTCAGCGCAGGAACGACAGGATTCACTCCAAGTACCGCCACAACAGGCGCAGTGACTTTGGCAGGCACTTTGAATGTCGCCAATGGTGGTACGGGTGTGACTACATCTACGGGTACAGGTAGCGTGGTGTTGAACACTTCTCCTACATTGGTAACTCCTGCCCTTGGAACGCCATCTAGCGTTACATTGACTAATGCAACAGGATTGCCTATATCAACAGGATTAAGTGGCTTAACAACGAATGGCGTGGCATACGCTACAAGTACAAGTGCGTTGGCTACTGGGTCTGCGTTGACTTTTGATGGGACTAATTTTGGTGTTGGAACAAATACTGTATATGGAAAAATTGCTGTTTATGATTCATCAGCACCAACAATTAGTATAACTAATTCAGCTACTCCAACTGTTGGAAATGTAGCTACTCTTAGCTTGAATCCATCATCTGCGTTTTATAACTCAAGTTATTACAATAAAGCCGCTGCAATTAAAGGTTTGCTTGAATCAACATCAACAAATGCAACATCGCTTACATTTTTAAATTATAACGGTGGCAGTCAAAATGAATTGATGCGCCTCACAAGCGCAGGCAATCTAGGTATAGGTACAACTTCTCCTGCTGGGAAATTGGGTGTTACCAATGGTGGTGGAACAGGCAATTACAGTATTTATACAAATTCAACTAATATTGCTAACCCTAATAGCAGTGGTTCTGAAATTATTGGTTCTCAGATTACGGTTGGTGGCAACATTATTTTATCTGAACGCCAACCAAATGGTGCATATTCAGATAGAACAGATTTAGCATTTGTAACTAATACTGGCTATGGAATTGGTCAATCTGAAAAAATGCGACTAGACTCTAGTGGTAACTTGTTAGTGGGGCAGACAAGCCAAAGTCAAACAACAGTAGGTTCATCTCTTACTAGCGGTGGCGGCATACAAACAGCATTAGCTTCTTCATCGTCTGCTGTTACTGGAATTACTTTATATTCAACAGGTGCAAGCGCATATCGTTTTTATGTTGATATGGGTGGAACTATTCATGCTACAAGCATTGTTATTACCGCTATTTCAGATGAGCGTTTAAAAGAAAATGTTAGAGACATTGATACTGGTCTTAACACAATATTGGCATTAAAACCTAGACGTTTTGACTGGAAAGAAGGTAAAGGTCAAGATAAAAAGAATGTTGCTGGTTTTATAGCGCAAGAATTTGAAAATGTATTTCCTGAATGCGTTGGTACATCAAAGGCTGGTGCAGATGGTATTGAGTATAAAAACATCAATTACGAAACACTTGTACCAACGCTAGTAAAAGCCATTCAAGAATTATCAGCAGAAGTTAACGCACTTAAAGCAAAACTAGGAGTTTAAAAATGGCAAACACTTACACATGGACAATCTCTGCGCTAGACGCATATCCAACAACACCACAACCTGATTGCGTGTTCTGCGCCCATTGGCAATGTGTTGCTACTAGCGACCAAACCCATGAGGTCAATGGGCAAACAGTCCCCTATACCGCAAGGATTTATAGCACTTGCAACATTGTTTACAACCCTAATGAACAATACATACCTTATGCCAATTTGACACAGGCAGAGGTATTGAATTGGATTTATGAAAATGGCGTTGACCAAACTGCAACACAGACCGCATTGGATGGCATGATTAACGCACAGATCAATCCTACTGTTGTTACACCTCCCCTTCCTTGGCAAACGGCATGACAAAAGTAATCAAGTTTATTTGTCATCCAATGGTGGCTTTTATAATTGGTTACGCAATGGGAATTTTAATTTCTAAAGGATAAAAATGGACAAAGTAACTTTATCAACCACACTCGTGAACAACATCATGGC